AGAAGTCTCTAGAGATTCCTCTAAAGCTTTATGTAATTTATATATAGTTAAACTTTTCTTATCTTGTGTGGTTAATCTAAGTAACATACCTACCTCTGTGGGGCTACGACTCAGAATCGAACTGAGATCCCCTGATTACAAAACAGGGATAATTACCTTTATACTATCATAGCGTAAACATAGATGAGTGCATACTTTTTGGTCTGTGTGGCTGGACTCGAACCAGCGACCTCCGCAGTCCAAGGGCGGCTTTCTACCAACTGAAGTACACACAGTTATTCTTGGTACCGATGGTAGGACTTGAACCTACACTGTATGGTTTCTAAGACCATCGCCTCTGCCATTGGGCTACATCGGCTGGCAGGACAACCAGGTATCAATCCTGGGCTAGGAACGTCAAAGGTTCCTGTGCTTTCATTACACTATTGTCCAATATTTCTGGTAGCCTCAGAAGGAGTAGAACCTTCGCTCTCCCTGTTATAAGCAGGGTGCTTTACCGACATAAGCTATGAGGCTGTACCTGGTAGCAGGAGCCAGAGTTGCACTGGCAAGGATCTGCTTATGAGACAGATTGAGTTACTATTACTCACATCCTGCGTTACATTCTTTATGGTGGAGCGGCCTAGATTCGAACTAGGAACCTTAAGAGGTGCTTCGGGGTTACAGCCCGACGGATTACCATTGATCCTACCACTCCATACTTCTTTAGTTTATTTTATCTCTATCTCCAGTACCTTCGCCTCTTAGGCTGACTGCAATCTCTTTACTCTGCATCTCAATCTTAGCTGAGTTATCCATTGCTGCCCTCTCTAGAGAGGTTTGGTCTCTTTGTATATTGCTTTGAGTTCTCAAGTTCTCTGCTTGATCTTTGACCTGTAGCTTAGCTAGTTCTAACTCTTGGTTGGATTGTAGCTCAGCTCCTTTCAATTGCATGGTTTGATTATGCATCTCCTTCTGACCATTGATCTGTGCAAGAGCTGGTGCAAGCTTACTCTCTGCCTCAGCCTTCTGAGCTGCTGCTTGTCTCTCAGCATTCTCCTTCTCTTTCAGCTTGATCTCTTGTCTACTAGGTACGATGTTACTGATGAATCCCATTTCATCACCCATCTCTCTCACTAGGTTTGATACACCTTCCTTACCTATAAGCTCTAGTACAGCAGGCATAGTCATAACTCTAAGAAACTCCTGCCTCTTCAGTGCTTCACTAGCTCTGTTAGTTAGACTCTGAGATCCTCTAGCAATAACACTAATATCACCACTGAAAGGTATGCCTCCACCTAACATCAGGTGATAGAACTCATACTCTATACGAGGAATGATTACCCCATAATCAATAGCTCTGATGCAATCCTTGATGCCCTTACTGGCTGCTTCAAGAAGCATACTAAGTCCTGTAGCTGTCTGGGCTGCACCACCTGCCTTCTCATTCATATTACTATGCTTAGGTATTAGGGTTACATCATCAGCTCTAGCTTCATAGAACTCATAGACCTTCAGCAGTTCTGCTGCATTGCTAGGTACATCAATGAACTGTAAGGCTCTTCCTCCAGCACCCATTGGGTCACTGACAACTTGAATAACCTTACGTGGACTTATCTCTTCAACATCTCCATCATCAGCTAGTCTATCTACATAGACCTCCATGATAGGGCCAGATGCTAGTGCCATGTTATTACTTAGTGCTCTAGCACAACCATTACACATCTTCTGTACTGGTGCCATAGCTGCTGGTAGGCTTGTACCCCAAAAGGAGTTAGGTCTACTTTGGTAAGATGCGCTGAAGTATGGTCTCCTCTTCAGTGGGTCTTTGTTCAGCTTAGCCATAATCACCTCTGATCCAATGAGGATAGCTTCAGCTTCAAGGATGTCTGTATCCTCAACATCAACGCCTAGCGGTAGTCCCCACTGCCTGAGCATACTGGCTTTGATTGGGCCATAGAAGTGTAGTCCATGGTATACATTCTTGTTCGCAGCGTGTTGATTATCTCTAAGTTCTTCTCCACTCTTCTCATCCTCAATGCTTCCATCGAGGTTAGATTCCCCTTTACCCTGCTCTTGCTCAAGTACTTTAGTTATCTTATCACTATCATATGGAGCACCTTGCTTCTTCAATCCATCAAGCTCAACCTCGCTCAACCTGATGTGCTCAATTAGGTTGCCATCTTGACAAGATTCACTCTCTGGGCTTGGGTACATATCAAGTGGGCTAATGTTCTTAGAGACGAAGGAGTAGATGGGTTTCTCTACTGCAACTCCGTTCTCCCAAGTTAACTTAATACTCTTAGTTACTATTGGCCCCTTCATGATTGCTGTTGGGAATATGCAGAAGTTCTCAATAAAATCAGAGAGAGCCTTCTTCCAACCACCCTCAAACATCTGATCCTTTATCTTAGTCTCAATATGTTTGAAGGCGTACCTAGCTTCACTATTCAACTCTTCAAGAATAGCATCAGCCATATCTCGTTTGAACTCATTAATCTCTTTAATAGTTTGAGTAGTGTCCTCACTATTCTCTAGAGAAGCTTGGAACTCTACTTCAACCGCTTGGCTGATCCTGTCTGTAATATCTCTTGGCAGCTCTGGTAATGGTGTAGGTTCAATAGAGATAACCTCATCATTCAACTCTATATCCTTAATCCAGCTTGCTGCAATACGGCACTTATGGCTAGTTAAGTTCATGAAGATAGTTGAGCCACCCTCTTCAAGGATAGCTGCCATCTCATTAGAACTATAATTACCATTGTATGCTCTAAGAGAATCAAGCATAATCTTGTTGACACCACTGTTCTCTCGTGCGTCTTTGTTCTCCTGGAAGACTGCAATAATGTGAGAGTGGAGACCTGATGTGATCTGTGGTTCAGTCAGCATAAGCTCATTGGCTTCATCTAACTTACTTTGAACCATCTCATCGGTTCCCTTGATATCTACTTGCATCTGCTCTCCTATTATCTTTGGATGATCCTCTCCCCTATGTTAGCCATATATTAACCACAGAGGGGTGTGAGGTAGCTCATGTCGCCCACACTCTCTTACGTACTACCCTCTTCCTTACATTGCTTCTCTTGGCTATACCAGATGAAGGGTAGAAGGTAAAGGCTAGGGCATCAGCAATATCTGGGGATGCTACCTTAAGCTTCTTCTTCATATCACTCTTGGTCATCAACTGTAGTTGAGTTCTCTGATTGAATCCGTACTGTAGTGAGGCTAGTTGATCTATCAGTTCCAGATCCTTTGGGATATCCCCACCCACCCTGAGCCACTCCTTTAACTCTGAGAATAACTCAGCTCTTAGGTTATAATATACCTTACTGTTGGTACTCTTCATACCCACATTGATACCTACAACTGGTAGTCCCAATTGCTTAGCTCTATCATAGCTCCCTGCCCCTAACCCTACTTCATCAATGAAGATAGTGGATATTGTAGTATTCTGATTGTAATAGTTAAGTATCTCGCCAGTTACTTCCATTGTATCAAGTCCCTGGAACTTACGAATGTCTAGAACCTTTGGGCCTTGTCTCAATACGAAGATACTCTTATCATCACCGAAGCGGGCTACATCAACCCCAAGTACAACTGGATACTGGTGATAGTCTTTGAACTCTAAGTATCTTTTACTAGCACCATCTATGTAATCTCTTGGTATGAAGATAGCATCACTTGATGATGGGAACTCTCCTAGAACTCTGACCTTATAAAAGTCACTATCCTTACCATACTCTTCCTCTACCTCTTTTATCCAGCTCTCTGCAATGAAGGGGGAGCCGAAGGCTGTTAAGGTAATGCAGTTATACCTAGCTGGTGGGTTCATCATCAAATCATAGAAGGCACCACTAGGTCTCTGTGGATTAGTGATCTGAATCATGCTAGAGCCTGGTGTAGTTAGATTACCCTTCAGTATACCCATGACTGCCTTGTCTATACCAGATGCCTCATCTACTAGGATGAGTACCTTCTTAGCATGGAATCCAGCCAAGCTCTCTTCATTCTCAGCAGAGCCAGTTACCAGTGAACAGAAGTGTGTATCCTTTAAACCATCTAGGAAGATAGTGTCTCTCTGTAGGATGACACTATCTCTTAGTGTCTTATCCTTAATCATCCTATGTAATTTACCTAGCTCTGAGCGGAGACCACGATTAAGCTGTCCAGCACTTGGGCTAGTCGCTAAGATATTAACTTCAACCTCTGTGAAGAGTTGGTGTAAGATGACCACTGCTAGGACGAAGGTCTTCCCTGTGCCTGTTGCACTCTTACAGGCTACTCTAGCTTCATAGTCTATCATCTTGAGGAATAGATCCTCTTGCTGTTCACTTAAGCTAACACCTAGCACATCTCTAGGGAATTCTAGTGGGTTCTTTTTGTAAAGAAATCTAAGCTTAGCCTGCTGCTGGTCTAGTTTGGTCATGCTATAAACTCCTCTAGTTGATCTACTGTGAAAGATTTAGTACCATTCTCCTTATGAAACTTGTGGTGGCAAGACTTACACAAGGTTACACCGTTTGATATATCTAAACGCAGTTCAGGGTACCTGGCGAATGCAAGCAGATGGTGAGCTTCTAGC